TACAAATGGAAAATTAAGTAAGGTTTAATTTATTTAAACAAATAAAAATAATAGAATCATATATATGAGTTTATATTATGATAATAAACAAAATAGAATTTTTGTTAGAAGAAATAATCAACAACAACAACAAGTAAGTCAGTTTCAACCACTTCAAACTCCACAAAATCAACAAAATCAACAACAACAAATGCAACAACAATCTCAACAACAAATTCATCAACAATATTTACAACATCAAAAACATTTTCAACAACAGCAACAACAAAAAATTCAACAAAATCATCAGCAGCAAAATAATATTGATTTAAATGCAAATATATTAAATGAAAATAAAATAAATGAAGGAATCAATTTAATAGATAATTTAATGAATCAACAATCACAACAACAACAACAAACAACTTATAATCCATCAGAAAATCAAAATTTAGTTGAATTAAATATAAATGATTTTATGAATAAAGTAAATAATCAAAATCAAACAAATGTAATTGAAGGACCAAGAGGATTACCAGGATTAAGAGGACCACCCGGACCACCAGGAAATTCATTAGATGATAATACATTAAAAGAGATTAAAGAATTAATAAGTAAAAGTAAAAAAAATCAAATAAATTCGAATTCAAATTCAAAAACAAATGAATCTAATGAACAAAATCATAATCAAAATCAATTAAACAGAACTTTATTATATGGAATAAAAAAAACAAATATAACAGAATTAAATAATAACAAATTATCATCATCAAGTTATTTTAAAATGATGAAAAATAATGACCATGGTAATCATGTTGTATATGATTCATTTTATTTATCGCCAAATATTTTAGAAATTAATGAACATTCATCTTATAATTATATTCATTCAAAAAAAGTAGAAAAATTTACAAACATATTTGATAAAAATGATTACCAATATTTCCCAATAGATTATGTTCCAGCAGGATATCCCATTAATATTAAAAATAATCAATCTATATTTAATAATTTAATCATTCAGAATTTATCATGGAATATAATACAAAATATTCATGATTCAAAATATGAAGATACTGGATTATTAGGAATTGTTCCAAATGTGGATGAATTTATTTATAAAAATATAAATTTAACATTAAATTTTGAATTACATAGTCAAATTCCACTTCAATTACTAACAAATAAAGGAAATATAATACCTTATAGAAATAATAATATTCAAGTAATTAATCCTTCTAAAACTTGTTTATTTCAAGTAAAAAATGTAAAAATAAATAAATTAAATGGATTTCTAGATGAAAAAATAAATATACCATTAACTAATTTTTATAATTTACATAATTCATTATTATGTATTCGTATATCATTAGATGATGATGAAACATATTATTTAAAGGGATTTAATAATAATAATAAATTAACATACGGGTATATTCCATTGAATCAAATTATTATTGATTTTGATTATTATTTACAATAATTAATAGTAATGATAATTTTTAATAAATATATTATATTTTTCATGTATTTATATTTTTATATGTATTACATATAAAAATATGTACATAAATAAGAATAAATTAGAAACATTACCATTAGAATTAACAAACATTATATATGAATATGCAAACAATGAAAAAAATAATTTTTATTATTGTATGAAAGAATTAAAAGAATTAAAATATGCACATTTTATATATGATTCCATTTTTAATCATTCATTGCATTTTATGAAATACGCTATTTATAAATTACAATCAAAAGTATATAAAAATAATTATAAAAAAATTTTACGGGACTATATTGTATTAGTACCATAAATTTATCCCCATGATTCTCCAGGTTTGAGGAAAACTATACTGTTGAACCAGTATATAATTGATACCAGTAAGAATCCGGTCCTTAAATGGTTTAGGAACCAACAAACCGCCAGTATAAATAAGAACATGAATCCATATCCATGGCGAATATCATCCATCTCTTCTGCGCTCCAAGAGCGTCCATCACATGAAAAGCAATAGACTAATTCAGTCATTGAACCATCTTCATGGACAGTGTAGCCTTGGTTAGGACCAAAAAGTCGGTAACCGACCATATACCATGCTTTAGGACTTGGTATCATCCTTACGTACAAATCAAAAGATGTGTACGTAATACACTTTACCAAGCGTCCAACTAGCATGATGAATGCCACTGGAACAAGAACAATTAATGATAGTATTTGGGTAACCATTTTTAAATCTAGGGGGTAAATTATAATAAAAAATTTTTATAAAGTATCAATTTTTTTAATATATTTTTTTAAATTTTCTTTTTTTATGTACATGAAATCCATGAAATCCATGAAATCCATGAAATCCATGAAATCCATGAAATCCATGAATTTTATTATGAATGTTTTGATTATTTTCAATATTATCTAAACTTATTTCATAATTTTCTTCGCAAATATTGTAATTATATTTATTTAAATAATAACTTACTCTTTTTGGATGATATACAATAGAAATAAGTTCTTCAAAAAAAACTCTAATTTGATTTTTCATTTTACACCTTTTAACATTTAAAACGCCGATTTAGTCAGCAAAAAAATAATTATAAGGTTTGAAGTATTACCTTCAAGTAAAAACAACTGATGGACGAACTTTTTCCTATGTAATAGGTGAACGTCTGTAAATGAGTGGTCTAAATGTAATCAATGTATTTTTGCTTTATGAGCTAATTGTTTACAACCTAAAAATCATATGACTTGAAACAACCTCAATTTTCATTATTGCTTACTATATAGTAATAGTATTTCTTTAAATTATTTTTATTAAAAAGTCGGCGTTTAAAATGTTAAAAGTTTTAATATTCCCTATTTTTAAATTTTTATGTATTAAGATTATATAAAATGAGTAATTTTTATTATATAACACAAAAGAACTTCGGTGATAGTATAAATTGTATTTTTTTTAACTTGTTATCAAATAAAAAATTTAATTACGGAATGATAAAAGACAAAATACATTATTTAGCTACAGGAAGTATATTAAAATTTTGTAATAAAAATAGTATTATAATAGGAACAGGATTTATTGATGAAAAAGATGATTTAGGTAGTTGTAATTTTGAAAAAATGACAAATAAAGTTTTTCAGAAACCAAAAGAAATAATTTTAGTAAGAGGTCCTAAAACAAGGAATAAATTAATTAATATGGGAATTAAATGTCCAGCAAATTATGGTGATCCATTAATTTTATTCCCCTTAGTTTATAATAATATAAATATAAAAGTAATTAAAAATAAGATTGGATTAATTCCACATTATATTGATTATAAAAATAAAAATACTATATTATTTATAGAAAATTTGAAAAAAAAAAATTATAATGTAGAACTAATTGATATAATGACTGGTTTAAATTATAAACCATTTATTGATAAAATTATATCAAGCGAAATTATTATATCTTCAAGTTTACATGGTATTATCATGGGAATTATATATAAAAAAAAGGTAATTTTTACAGAATTTTCAAATCAAGTTATTGGTAATAAATTTAAATTTTATGATTTTTTTGAATCAATTAATGTTAAATATAATGTATTAGATTTTTCAGATAAAAATATTTTAAATAATTTTATAGAATATAAAAAAGAACACCTCAAAAATATTGGATTAAACATGATTCATTTATATCCTTTTATAGACGGAAATAGAAAATCTTTTTTAAAAAAAGAATGGACAAACTATTGGAATTAGCTATTTTGAATTATTTTATTAATCTCAATAAATTTCGAATAGGAGTTCAAATTATTTTTAGCATACTCTTGTCCATTTAATCGTATTTTATCAATTAAATTTTTATTATTTAATATAAAATTTATTTGTTCTTGAACATTAGAATTAAAATCTAAAAAAAAACAATTTTTAAGATGATATAATTTATATTTATTTAAATAAGGTTCCTCAATTTTAGGAACTACTAGTAATGATCCAGAAGATAATATTTCAAAATTTTTTTGTAATAATGAATGGGTATTTTCTAATTTATTTGTTGTTAATGAATTGACATATACACTTGAAGAAAAACATGCAATATATTTATTTAATTCTTTATTATAATGATTATTATCATTTATTATATCATTTTTATTATACTCATATTTTATAATATTTTTATATTTTATAATCTCTTGTCTTTGAGGATAATTTTCGGTAATAGCACCGGATATAAATAATTTCATTAAAGGACTTTTATTCATTTTAATAAAAGATGAATTATAAGAACACCATATATTATTGCATATAATATTATTTTGATATAAATCATAATCTCTATTATGATAATGGTTAAGTTGACTAATATTTTCAGCAAAGGTAAATACTTTATAATTTTTTGCTTTAAATATATTTAAAATAAATTTTGAAAATTCATCAGGTGGTCTAACCCAAAAATCAAATGTAAATATAAATATTTTACTTAATATATTTTTTTTATTAATAAACTCAAGTATATCATTACCAAAATTTGGCATATTTTGAAAATAAAATATTATTTTAATATTATTATTATTGTTAGATTCAATAAAATTAATTGCTTCATTTTTTGATACAAGCTTAATAGAATAATAATCCATAAAATAAATATTTAGTAAATCATGTATTTTAGGATTATAAATACTATAATTTTTTTCTAATAATACAAAAGTATTAGCATTTTTTTTCATATTTAACATAATCTATTTAAATAAAAAAAAAAATTATAATTAAATTTTAATATATGAATTAAATTATTCTGTAGTATATTTATAAGTATGAAAATAGCATTATTGGTTATGTTTGAATTAAGATATATAAAAGAAAATATTTCCGATATATATAAATATTTAATCGATTATTATCAAGCAGATGTATTTATCTGCATACAGAACCAATTTGAAGATGATAAACAAAATATGAATTTATTTCATAAAAATATAGTTCATAAAGAAATGTATAAAAAACCAGCACCTTCTTCTTATTTATCGAATTATAATAATGTAATTTCACAAGTAAAACAATATCAAGGTCATAAAAACTTTCATATACCTCAAGTCTTACAAATATTTATAAATATGGATAAAATGGCAAAAATAATACAAAAATATAAAGATCAATATGATTATTTTATTACATTCCGTGTAGATAGTAAATTTTTATTTCCCTTTCCTCCTAAAGATTTATTTAAAAATATACCAGCAGGAACCTATGAAATCAAAGCAAATTATTGTAAAAGATGGGGTGGAATTGGTAATCGATTTTTAATTAGTAAAGAATATATTATTAATTATTTAGAATCTCCAGTGAAAATATTAAATAATCCACAATTATTAAAAAATTTTATAGATAATTCTAATTATCGTAAAACACAGGAATATTTTCTTTCTTATTCCCTGCATGTTCATAATGTACCTAATTTTCCTATTCATACATTGAATTATTATTATACATGCGCATCTTTAAAAAGTTATTCAACTTGGGCAAGACCAGCTATACATCCTAAATATAAAGTAATTTGTAAATATGGTGCGCAGTGCACAGAAGCTTATAAAAATTTAGAATTATTTAAAAAAAAATATACATGGACATTTTTAAATAATGGATTTCAATTAGATAATCTTATAGCATCAAAACATTATTTTATTGTCAAAAATAATTTTCGAAGAAATAAAAATTATTTACGATGTTTAAAAGATTCCTATTTAATTAAACAATTAAATCATAATCAAAGTAATGATAATAAAATTCCTATTAAAAAAGGGACTCTTTTACGTACATTAGAAATCATTGATACAGGACCAAATTACTATCATATTCAATTGATTTTCTAAAACAAATTATCTAAGCATAAATAATTAATAATTAATTATAATTATTAAAATGATAATATGATTAATTAAATAAATTTATATCTTTGTTAAAATAAATTAATCATTTTAAATGAAAATTCTAGTCACAGGTGGAACAGGTTTTATAGGAAATCATTTATGTCGAAAATTATTACAAGAAAATCATTATGTCATTTGCTTAGACAATAATTTTACAGGTTCAATGGATAATATTCAAGATTTATTTTGCTTTCCTAATTTTGAATTCATACGTCATGATATTACATTACCCATATTTTTAGAAGTGGATCAAATTTACCATTTAGCATGTCCTGCTTCACCCAAAGCTTATCAATATAATTCGATTAAAACAATCAAAACGAATATTTTAGGAACGATGAACGCACTTGGTATAGCCAAACGTACCAAAGCACGAATTTTACTAACCTCTACTTCCGAAGTATATGGAGATCCAGCAATTAGCCCTCAAGTAGAAGAATACTGGGGAAATGTAAATCCCATAGGAATTCGATCTTGCTATGATGAAGGTAAACGAGTATCAGAAACATTAATGATAGAATATCATCGTAATCATAATGTAGATATTCGAATTGCTCGAATTTTTAATACATATGGACCAAATATGGATAAAGATGATGGCCGTGTGGTTTCAAATTTTATTAATCAGTGCCTAGAAGATAAAGATCTAACAATTTACGGAGATGGTAGTCAAACCCGAAGCTTTTGTTATATTGATGATATGGTAGAAGGATTAATCAAGCTTATGAATCAAAATAAAACAAATGGACCAATCAATTTAGGAAATCCTTATGAGATAACGATGAAAGAATTAGCATCGATTATTTTAGAAAAAATAGACACAAAATCGACAATCTCACATTTAGAGTTGCCAAGCGATGATCCCATGAAAAGAAAACCATGCATCGAAAAAGCAAAAAAATATCTTCATTGGGAACCGAAAGTTTCACTGGAAGAAGGAATTATAAAGACAATTACTTATTTTAGTAATAAGGGAAATAAAAATTATTAAAATGAAAATAATAAAAATGAAAATAATAAAAAATTATATATTTTAAAATCATTTATCTTTTTATGTATTTATTAATTATGAAGACATCATTAATCATTTATAAAGATATACTTCCAAAAAATATTCCCACTCATTGTATATTATCTAATTATGTGAATGACTTATATTATTGTCGTGTCATTAACCCACCATTTTTCCAAACCATTTATATTGCACATGATGATTTAACGATTGAAAGATTAAAAAAAATTTATAATATGTGTAATGAAGGAGGTACGATCTATTTTTTACCTAAATATCAATCTTTTTTTAAAAGTAAAAGAAATTTTATTAAAAAGCCAAATAATTACATCTATACTCTTCCTAAAAAGGAAAGAACCGTCGATTTTATTATTATGGGTGTACAACGAGGAGGTACATCTTCTTTATCTAAAAATTTAGCAGCTCATCCAGAAATTTTTATTGATGATGATAAAAATCAAGAAAAAGCAGAAGTTCACTATTTTGATTTAAATTTACAAAAAGGTATTCAGTGGTATAAGAAACAATTTAATTATAGGTATAAATGTGTAGGTGAAAAATCACCTGACTTAATAAATCTTCCCTATACTTTTCCAATTATTCAAAGCGTAAATGCTTTTGTAAAATTAATCGTACTTTTACGAGATCCCATTGAACGAGCATATAGTGCTTGGAAATTAGAAGTGAGTCGAAATCGAGAACTACGATCTTTCCAAGATGCTATGAATGATGAATTAGAAAATCCAAAAATTAAAAATGAAACCTTTTATACAATTCAAAAACTATATCTTCAACGAGGTTTATATGCAAAATATGTGTCTCAATTGTTGGAATGGTTTCCAAAGCAAAATGTAATTTTTATTTTGTTTGATGATATACGAGATAATCCATCACCTGTTTATAAAAAATTGTATCAATTTTTAAATGTGAAACATATTCAGCAAAGTTATGAAAAAGAACATGTAAGTGCAAATACATCTAAATTAAATGTATCTATACGAGAAAAATTAAAAAAATATTTTGAAAAAGATGTGAAAGAATTGGAGAAAATAATGCAAAGAAAAATTAATTGGTTTTCATAATAAAATAATAAAAAATTTAAAATTCAATCATTTTTATTAAATTTTCATCACTTATTAATTCATTATTACCACTACTATATTCTTCATCTCCTATACGATAATTACTACCGTATTTTTCTTCATAATTTTTATTAATTTTAATTTCCGGTAAAACTACTAAATAATCTTCTTGTATAATTGTTTTATGACTTTCATTACTTGAAATCATTGCTTCATGTAATTTTTCACCTGGACGAATACCAATAATTTTAATTTCAGCATCTTTTTCAATACATTTAGCAAGCTGCACAATATTATAACTTGGTAATTTAGGCACAAATACCTCACCACCAATCATAATAGAAGCACAATTTAATACAAAATGGATTGCTTGATCAATGGTTAAAGTAAATCGTGTCATTCTATCATCTGTAATCGTGAAACATTTATTTTCTTTTTGTTTTAAGAATAAAGGAACAACACTACCTCGACTATTTATAACATTTCCATAACGTAATACACTAAAAATAGTACCATCTTTACCTGATATTAAATTTGCATGAATAATTAATTTTTCCAAGCATAATTTTGTTGCTCCATATAAATTTACAGGACTAACACATTTATCCGTACTAACCCCAATAACTTTTTTAACTTTATTTTTAATTGCTGCTTTAATGACATTTTCAGTTCCATAAATATTGGTACGAATAGCTTCTAAAGGATTGTATTCAATCGTATCTACTTGCTTCATTGCTGCAGCATGAAATAATACATCAACATTTTGTGTTGCTACTTCAAGACGTTCATAATCGCGTACATCGCCAATAAAATATCTTATATTAGGATATTTAGATTCAGGAAATATTTGTTTCATGTTGTATTGCTTAAATTCATCACGAGAAAAAATAATCACTTTATTGGGACTATATTGGTTTAGTAAAATATGAGTTATTTTATGGCCGAATGTTCCTGTTCCACCTGTAATAAAAATATTTTTTCCATTTACTAATTCTGAAACTTCTTGAAATAAATTGTCTAACATATTTTTATTTTTTATATAATTAAATTAATAATATTATTTTTAAATGTAAATTAATTATTTTAAATTATTTAATTTTATTGAATAAATTAAATTTATATTTGATAAAAAAAAAAGAAAAAAACATCCCTATTATTTATAAAATATGGATGCTTTTAAAAATCATTTTCAAAATAAAATAGAAAAAAATAAAATAAATAATATTCAAGTAATATTAAATAATTATTCTCAAGATGAACAGAAAGGTATGGTAATATTTTTTATAAATAATGATAAGAATATATCCTTATTAAATAATAATAATAATAATACAATTAAGATCAATGAGAATTTTTTTATAAAAAAAAGAATGAATAAACAATTAAGCATAGATTGTGGAAGAATATTAGGAATACTTTATAATTTTTATGAATTTAATAATAAAGCAATATTTGATATTTCAAATATAAATAAAATAAATGATAAATTAATGAAAAATGGTGTAAACATTTATGAAAATAAATTATCAGATGAATATATTGAAAATTTATTAGATCATTTAAATCATAAAACATATATTTCTCATACTCAAAAAAAAGTTTATCCTAATCATGATATATTTTCTTATAAAGAAGGAATTTTATGGATAAAAAATCAAAATGAAATTATAAATAATATTTTTATTAAAAATTTAATTACAGATCATTTTATATTAAATGTTGTGCAAAATTATCTTGGATGTAAACCAATATTAAGTCAAGTTAATTTTTGGGTTTCAAATAAGGCTCCATTAGATAATACACAAAAATTTCATCAAGATAGAGATGATATACGTTTTATTAAAGTTTTTATTTATTTGAATGATGTTTCTTTAAAAAATGGTGCTCATTATTATGTGAAAGGATCATTAAATAATTTAAAATTTCCTTCAAATAGTTATAATGTGAGTAATAGAATTGAAGACAATTTTATTAATAATAATTATAAAGATAATGTAATTCAAATTGAAGGTAAAAAAGGTTCCATAATATTTGAAGATACATCTGGATTTCATAAAGGAAGTGAAGTAAAAGAAGGACATCGATTTATGTTACAATTGCAATACGTTGCATCAACTCAATATTATACTAATCAAATGTCCTTATATGGAGAAAAATTTAAATTAAGTAAAGAAATTTATAAAGATGTTTATGAAAAATATCCACACCTATTTTTATTTGGAAATTTAATTTAAAGCACAATGCTCTAAAAATATAATTAAATTTTATATCGTATTTATAAATATAATAATTTATTTGTATTTATATAATGAAATTTGTTTTTTATAATAACTTTGATAATATAAAAAATGGCTCCGGATCAGCTGCTATAAGAGCTAATCAAATTTTTTATATTATTCAACAAAAAATGAAAAATATAAATTTTCAATGTACAACTAATATTAATAACATTAATAATTCTTATATTTTTTGTGTAAAAGATAATAATCGTTTAAATGTAGAAAAATTAAAATTAATGAAGAAGAATAATAATAAAATTATTTTTGATATATTAGATTATTATGATATAAAAACATTTGAAACTCCTGATATAATAAAAAATGGTTTTAATCAATATATTGATATATTCGTAGTAAATAATGAATATATGAAAAATATATATAAAAATTTTAATAAACCAATTTATGTTATTCCACATCATTATGATATACGATTGAATGATAGACCTATGAAAAAATTAGATGGTTTAAAATTTATATTTAATGGCTATGTTGGATATACAAATCAAAATTGTTTATATATTAAAGAATTACAAGAAAAATATAAACTTTTAGTATGTGACGAATTCAATAAATTTTGTAATCAATTTTTAGCATCAAATTATTGTTTTATTTCAATCAGAAAAGAAGGTACATGGGAATATAATAATCGTCCTTGTATGAAATTAGCACATGCTGCTGCTTGTGATTCCAATATTATTATTACAAATGATATGAGTGTAAGAGATTTATTAGATCCCTCTTATCCTTATTTATTAAAAAATCATGAATATAAAACTGTTTTAGAAATGATGGAATATGTTAAGAAAACTTTTAATACTGATATTTGGTTTAAAGGTTTAGAAATTATGAAAAAATTAAAAGATAAATTAAAAATTGAACAAGTAACAGATGATTACTGGATTCCAATGATTAAAAAATTATAAATTTATTAGAAAAATATACTAAATTTTTATATTTTTTATTATAAATGACCGATTTTAATAATAATGATTTATTTTTTATTAGTACTTATATTGGACCTCTTTCCTTATTAGATATATCAAATAATTTTAAAAAAATTGAAAATGCTCATTATTTTTTTTTTACAAATATAGAAAAAAATTTAATTAAAAATAATTCTTGGAATATTATTACTATTGATAAAAATTTTTTAGAATTATTAAAAAATAATTTAAATAATAATAGTGTAAAAATATCTAGATATTTTAAATTTAATGTATATTCTTATTTTTCTAAATATTTAAATATTAACATTAATAATAAATTTGTATTTTATTGTGATTCTTATTTATATCCAAAATATAATATAAATTGGATAGGTATTTGTTCAAAATTAAGTAAAAATGATTTACCAATTATTCAATATAATCATAAAAGAAACTTTGGAGGTATTAAATTAGATTTAGAATGTATTGTAAAAGGAAATAAAGAAATATTAAAAAATATTAAAAAAACAGAAGAATATTTGAATAATATTAATTCAAAAGTAAATATATCAACCCCTCAATATTTTGAAAATACAGTTATTGGTTTTTATTCTAATGAAAAAGTAATACAACTTTGTGATCAATTTTGGAAATTCTATATTCAATGTCCTACCTATAGAGATCAACCATTATGGAATTTTATATATTTACATAATAATAAAAAACCATTTATAGATAATAATTTTCGAAGTTATTTTGATGGTATTAAAAAAATAGAAAGAAAAGTAAAAGAATATAAGGATGCTAATTTATAATTAAATTATAATTTATACTCATAAAGTTAATTTATAATGTAATAATTTCCCAGGGAAATCTTACAAAATCTTTAGACCATGAATTATTTTTTATTTTTTCTTGGATTAATTTTTCATTCCTAGAAAAATCTCTGTTAATTTCTGATTCTCCTTCTTCAAAATAATCTAAATAAATATCTTCTTTTATAAATAAATTTACTTTTCCCTTTGCTCTATGATAAAAACTACCATCTGTTTTTCCATAGCTGCCAACTAAGTCTTCTTCATTACCACCAATATTCCAATAATCTTGAATTCGAATTAAACATACCGCTGGATGAGGAACATTGTTTTTTTTATGATTTGGATTATTTATAACTTTACGATTAAATTTAAATGTATTATTTTTATTTCTATTATCATTCGCTAATTGAATTAATTGCTGTGCCATTTTTATAGGTATTAATGTATCCATATCAATAATTACATACCAAGGTGTCTTACATTCTTTTGCACCTAAATTTCGAATACCAGCAATATTACAAACTAAATCTTTTTTAACTCGATAAATTACCACATCTAAATCTCCTAACTCATTTTTGGATAATAAGTCTTTAATATGTACTTTACTACAATCATCAATAATAAAAAAAGTCATTTGATCTCTAATTTCTTTTGGATAAGATTTCCAATAATTCAAGTGTTTTAATAAAATTTCTTTGGATTGATTGTAATAAGAAAGATTTACTGTTATTAATTTGGACATTTTATAATTTATTAAAATATAATAAATTATTATTTTAAATTTATTTAATAAATATTTTAAATTTATTTAATTTATATTTTATAATTATATAATGAAATTAATTTTAATTGGACATGGTTATTGGGGTAAAATTTGGGAAAAAACTATTAAAAATTCTGATTTTGAGTTAATAAGAATAATTGACCCATTTTTGTACAAAAATTATATATCTGATGTAAATGATAATGATTATGATGGTGCTATAATTTCGACTCCATTAGATTATCATTATGAAACAGCTCATATTCTTCTAAAGAAAAATAAAAAAATATTAATAGAAAAACCTTGTACTCATAAATCAGAAGATATTAATAAATTAATTCATTTTAATAATCCAGGAAATAATTGTGGAGTGGGATATATTTTATTATACTGCAGTGCAATTCAAAAAATAAAAACTTTGAATGCAGAATGGAATTATGCTCATTTTTTTAGATCAAATGGTTCTTCTCAAATTCGAACTGATTGTAATGTTATATATGATTTATTATGTCATGATATTGCTTTAGCCTATTATATGTTTGAAAAATTTCCAAAAATATTATTTGTTAATAAGAATGATGATGTAGTAAATTGTATAATACAATTTGGTGAAACAATTTGCTATTTTTATTGTACAAGGGTTGATAAACAAAAATTAAGTCAGGCAAAATTTATTAATAAAAATGAAACTTATGATTATGATGATATTAAAAAAGAATTAAAAATTATTAATAATGAAGGATGTGAAACAGAAGAATTTAAAGAATATCCTTTAAGTAATCAGTTGGAACATTTTAAAACAAAATTTAAAGCAAATTTAGAATTTGGAGCAGTTATTCATCAAATATTGGAATTGATTTAATATTTATTTTTTAAAGATACATATAGGATTTTGTTTATCTAAATCAATATCTTTTGTAATTAAAGTATAATTATATTTTTCTAATAATTTACAAAATTTATCAATTCCATAATAATAAAATCTACCATTATAAAAAGGTCCATCTATATCATTAATTTCTTCTTGAAGTGAATTATATTTATGTCCTCTTACTCTTGCGATAGGTTGACTATTTTTAATCGATTTATCATAATCAGCAATCATAATGACACAAACAGCATCTTTTTTTAATTTATTGTAAAGATTTTGTAAATATTCTTCACATTTACTATATGGAATATGACAAAATACATCATATGAAAATAAATAATCAATTGAATCATTTTGTAATTCTTTACATTTATTATCTTCTACTTGATAATAAGATATAAAACTTTTTTTTTTAAGTCCTAAAAGTTCCCAAAAACTATTATGTTCAGCAGAAAATATATCAAAACATATTATTGATTTTGGTTTTAATTCCGTCATTTTTAATGTCCAAGCACCTCTTCCTGGACCAATTTCTAAAACATTTGTTTCTTTATTTATATATGGAATAATGCATTTATTAAATATTTCTAAACATGATCTTGCGTCTGATTTATAATTAATATCTAATTTTTTAGATGAAGAATTAGTTGTTAATAATTTATTATTTTTTAATTCTTCTTTTGAAAATAATTCTAATCGATCATTATTATAAAACCCTGTTTTCCAAAAATTTTGAATTTAATTTAATTTCCATAATATATATATTATATATATATTTTTCAATAATTAAATTAAATTCAAATTTAATTATTGAAAAATATTTTAATGAAACAAAACTGCATGGGGCATTAGTAATTTCTAAAAAATATAAAACAATTTATTTTCATATTGGAAAGACAGGAGGAACTTCAATAACACATACTTTATGAAAATATGGTTATGATGATAATATTATTTCTAATAGAAATATTAATATTGATAAAAAATTAAAATATTTTGAAGAAGTGAAAAACACTTATCCAAAAGAATTTGAATATTTTCAATGGAAAATTTAAAATAAGAATTTTTATTGATTTATTCCATGTACATATTTCCATGATAATAAATTTGATATAATACTTAAATAAATAGTTTTTCTATCTATATTTTTTGTATTAGGAGCAGCTGCATGTATAGAATGTTTATCATTCAAAAAAATTGTAGCACAATTTTCTTTTGGGTATAATTGATGAATTATTTTACCCTTATTGTTAAGACTTGGTCCATCGTATAATTGAGTTGGAACATCATTTGTGCAGAAATATAATATCATTGAAAATATTCTATATTCATGGTCTTTATGTGGTGGTTTTCCACCTGAACCAGTTCTATTTTGATAATTAACTATTGTATATAAGTCATTTTTATTTATTTTATCAGATTTAAAATTTTTATAATATTCTCTTGAATATTTTTGAAGTTGTTCAATATTTAATTTATCAGAATTATCACTATTCATTTTTAATTTTTCAAAATCTAATAAAAATTCATCATTATTTTTTAAATATTCACCAAATATATTTTTAATAGTATCGTTTAAAAAATCATCAGAATTTAAATAATTAAAAAAAGATAAATAAGTATTTATTTCATTATCATTACAATCACCAAAATTATTTTTTTTTAAAATTTTTAAAATATCATAGTTATATTCTAGTTGATTTGCTATACCTTTTATATTCCATATTTTATGATGTGATGATTTCATTATTTCATAAATATCTGGTCTTAAAATAGATGTTATATAATAACAATTATCTGTTTTTTTTTCTATATTATATTTACTTATATTAATAGGTTTATGTAAAGAAGTTATCATATCTATATCATATTTATCTATATTAATTTCATCATTTATTTTTTTATATATATTTGATGATGAAATGATTGGTGAAATATTAAATGATTTCATTATTGATACTATTAATTCTTTTTCATTACAATTATGTTTATTTAAAATTGCTTGAATAATATCATAATTTATTTTTAAATTTTTATTTTCAAGATATTTATTACCTGATAAAGAACCATAACAAAATATTTTTATATTTCTTTCTCTGCAATAATTAATATAAGTGAGATCAAAATTATATAAACTTAAATAAATCTGTACACTATCTGGATAAATTTTTAATTTATTATAAATATTTTCTATATCATTTATTGTATAATTACTAACACCTAAATTTTTAATAATACCTTTTTGTTTTAATTCTATCATTGTTTTAAATGTATTAATAGAATCAGTATCTGATATATTTTTGTCGTAATTATCCCAATTTTTTCCGTGTATATTCAAAACATCAAAATATTCTATTCCAAGATTTAATAACATTTTATGAACTCTTTCAATAAATTGATTTTTATTTTTAGGGAAACAAACATTATTTTTATATAAATGAAAGTCTGTAATAGGATAAATTTTACCTATTATATATATTGAATCTCTATTTAAATTTAAAGATTTTAAAGATTTGCCAACAATTTCAGTATTAAAATATCTTTCTGCTGTATCTAAATAATAGCCATTATTATTAATAAAATAATTATGTAGTACTTTATACATTATATCAAAATTATTTCTATCATTACCTTTTAAAGCAGTGCCAAAACCAATATTTTTCATATATATATATATATATAATGTTTAAAAATATTTTTAATTTAGTAGCTAAATTTTTATTATTTAAAATTTATTTATTATTCTAATTATTAATTCTATTTCATCATTATCCATTGTATCATAACAAGGAATTGAAAAAATACTTTTTGTTATTTTATCACAAATAGGTAAATCTTTATTCATATACTTTGAAAATAATGATTGTTGATGCATCCCTTTTTCATAAAAAATTTTATGAGGTATATTATTATTTTTCAAATAATTTAATAATTCATCTCTATTTTCTACAATTAAACTATATTGAGCTACCATGTGTCCATTATCTAATATAGGTTTTTTACAATTTATATTAATTTTATCATTATAAAATTTTGCTATATTTTGTCTATTATTTGTTTTTTCCTGAAAATCTTTTAAATTATTTAATATAATTGCTGCTTGAAATTCATTCATGCGAGCATTCCAACCTAATACTTCTGGTTCAGCATATGTGTTCATACCATGGTTTCTTAATAATTTTAATTTAGTAGCTAATTTTTCATTATTTGTAAAACACGCACCACCATCTCCAAAACCACATAATGGCTTAGTTGGATAAAAACTTGTACAACAAATATCACCTATTTTACCATCACAGCTCATATATTTATCATTAAATGCACCAAAACTTTGTGCTGCATCTTCAATAATAAATAAATTATATTTTTTCTTAATTTCCAATAATTTATCTATATTATTAATTAATTTACCAAAAATATTTACTATTAAAATGCACTTTGTTTTTTGAGTAATTGCTTCCTCTATTAAATCAATATTAATATTATAGTTTTCTTCTTCTATATCCACAAATACTGGAATCGCACCAGAATGAATAATTGTAGAAGTAGAACTTATCCATGTAAATGGAGTGGTGATTACTTCATCACCTTCTTTAATATCTAATGCTTTTAATGCTAAACTTAGAGCAAATGTTCCGCTATGATTACATATACAATATTTAGCACCTGTATAATTACATAATTCATTTTCTAATTGTTTTACTTTGGGTCCCAGCATTCCAACTCCACTATCTAAAACTTCTTCCAACGATTTTAAATATTGATCTTTATTTTTTGCTATTGTTTTTTTAAAAGAGAACATATTATATAATTTATAATATATTTAAATAAATTAGATTATACTTATTTTATTTTTCAATAATTAATAAAATTGTATTATCATTATCATCATATTTTTTCCATTCAAATTCTAAATTATTTTTTATTAAAAAATCTTCAATATAATTTTTATTATGAATATTATAAAAACAATTTTTACAAAATCCATTTCTAAAACCAGGATTTTCTTTTATAAATTTTTTCCCATTCATACATTCTTTTATTTTTACATCTTTATCATTAATATGTTTATTCACTACAATTTCTTTATTATTTTCGATTGGTATTTTAAAAAATGATATAATTACATATTTATTAGAAAAATTTATCATATTGTTTAATGCTAATTCTAGATTATCTAAATGTTCAAATACATCAATTGCTAATACACAATTATATTGTTTATTTATTACTAAATCTAATTCATAAATATTACCTTTTTTAATTGGTATATTATTTTTCTTTCCTTCATCAACCATAAAATCTGAATATTCAACCCCTTCCCAAGTTAATTTATTTTTGGTAAAATAATTATTAAATTCTTTAAAATCATAACCTGTACCACATCCTACATTTAAAATATTTTTACAATTTAAATTTTCATTAATTATCTTATAAATATTTAATTTATTTCTACCAACTTCCCATTTTTTAAATATTTCATTAAAATTATTATTTTCATTATATTTTTTTTGCCACCAATCGTTCATATATACTTTAATATATATAAATTATAAATTTTTTATATTTAATACTACATCAAAATATAAAAAATTTATAATTTATTTACAAATTGAATTTTCTTATTCTTTTATTATTTTTAACACCTGGGGCATATGATGTTATATGTCTTAATCCTCCTGGATCAATAAAACCTACTTTTGTTCCAGCACCCATTTTAATATGATTAACTTGTAATACTTCAGTTTCATAATGAATATCATAATATAAACTTAATATTTCATTGTCTCCCCATCTATATTTATAAATACCATTACTTTCATTTACTTCCTTCATCCAATTTTTATGATTTTGTGTTTTAAAAATATCTAATTTAGTGACATTAGTGTCATAGCATATAATATTTACTTGAAAAAAATCTTCTGCTTGGTCTTTATCTTCTATTAATAATAAATCTTTAATCCATTTTTTTCCAGGAATTATATTATATTTTTTACAATAATTCTTAACTAAATTACATAATCCAATTCTTACATTTCTAGATCTGTGATTAGCTTCATATTTATAACTATTAAAACACATTATATGTGATTCTGATTCGATTAATTTTTCTATATAAGATATATCAAAATCTTTTATCCATAAACTATCATCATCAAAATTAAATGCTATATCATATTTTTGATATTCAGTTTTTGGATAATCATAATAATTAGACCAAAAATTACACATATGATGATATCCAATTCTTTTTTCATTTTTATTTTTCACAAAATAAATATCATTATAATTTAAATTACTAGGCAATCCATAATCAATTTCAATAAATTTAATGGAAGAATCAATTGAATTATAAATATCTTTTTTAAATTCTTCATTATAAATATCATCAAAGTGATATATATATACTGGAAATTTATATTTTTGATTAAAATGTTTATAAAAAGATTTTAAAGATTCTTTTAAACATTTTGTCCGTGATGAAATTAAATGTATGCATAAATTTATAGTCATTATATTTATATTATAATATATATATTTTGTATAATAAATTAAATTAAAATAATTATAAATTTTATAAATGAATACACTATTACAAAATATGGATTTACCTAAATATAAAAAAAAATTTCAAACTTTAGTAAATTACATTGGAAAAAATGCTAAAACAATTCTAGAAGTTGGATCACATTATGGTGAAGATTCAATCCGATTTAGATATTTTTTTCCTCATTCTAATTTATATTGCTTTGAATGTGATCCAAGAAATATAGAAATATTTGAAAAATATTGTAAAGAAATAGATAATATTAAATTAATTAAAAAAGCTGTATCAAAAAATGAAACTACGTTAGATTTTTATCAATCATATAAAGAAGAAAAAATTGAAAAATTACCAACTAAATATAAATTTATTAATAAAAATGAATATAATAATTTAAAATTAAATGCTTCAGGTTCTTCTTCTTTAAAAAAATCAAATTTTGAACATTTAAAAAATTCTAATAAAATTCAAGTTCAAACAATATCTCTAAATAAATTTTGTGAAGAAGAAAATATTAATGTAGTTGATTTATTATGGATTGATGTGCAAGGAGCAGAAAAAGATGTATTAGATGGAGCTAATAATATATTACATAAAGTTAAGTATATTCAAATTGAATATGGAGAATTAATATATGAAGATGCTTTAACTAGAGAAAATACAATAGATTATATGAAAAAATATAATTTCAAACTATTACATGAATGGAACCCAAACTCATCTACTGGTGATTTTTTATTTAAAAATAATAATATATAATATAATATTATATGAAAAAAGTACTTTATATTGAACCTAAACAAAATGATAAAAGATATTTATATTATACTTACATTGGAAAAGAATTAATGAAAAATAAAACTATAAATTTAATAATAGGGGATAATCTTGATAAATATCAATTAAATGATTTTCAACTTATAATATTAGGATATGGAGCATGTGCTAATAATTTTTGTACAAATAAAAAAATATTAAACACAAAAACTCCCATTATTGCTTTTCTATTTAAATTAGGCGCGAATAAAGAACAAAAATTTAACTTTTTAAAAAAAAACAATATTATTATTTTTGGTCAACAATATAGAATACCAGAATTTGAACAAAAATATAAAATAAGTATAAATAAAACTTTGTACCCATTTAATAATAATTTATTTTATAATCAAAATTTACAAAAAATATATGATATTAGCATAACTGGAGCAAAACATGACTCTAAACATTATTTACCAGAAAGTTTTTTGAAAGAAGAACAAAATTTACGAGAAAGAATTATAAATAAATTAAAACCTTTAAATATAAAAACATTTATTAATTGTTCAGATATTAATAAAGAAGCTTATATTGAAAATATAAATGAATATATAAAAATAATTAATCAATCTAAATTTTGGATATGTGTAAGTGCTGATCACGGAGATTTAACTCCAAGATTTTGTGAAATTATTTGTTGTAAAACATTAATATTTTGTAATGAACACAAATATAGTACATTTAATGATATATTTATTGATGGTGAAACATGTGTTATTTTTAAAAATGATTTAAGTGATTTTGAAAGTAAAATAAACTTTTATTTAGATAATCCAAATAAATGTAGAGAAATGGTAGATAAAATGTATGAAATTTATAATAAAAATTATTCAATAGATAAAACAGTAAATAAAATGTTAAGTTTTATAAATTAAAATTTAATATAAATATATATATATATATATATAAATATGGATTTACTCAATAATTTAGGTTTTCATGAAAAATGGCATAAAGGTAAAGAAGATTTCAGAAAAAGTATGAAATATAGCATTAATGAAGATATTATTGACACTATATTAAAAACTATTAAAATAGAAAATGGTTTTTTCTTAGAATTTGGGGCTTGGGATGGTATTGTATTATCAAATACTAGATTTTTATTTGAAAAAAATTGGAAAGGTATGTATATTGAAGGCGATAAGGAAAAATATAATGAACTTGTTAATAATTATAAAAACACAGATATTATATTAGAAAATATTTATTTAGATAATGATAAAAATAATATAGAAAAAATATTACAAAAACATAATATTAATCATATTGATTATTGCTCAATAGATGTTGATGGTATTGATTTAAATTTATTTGAATCTTTTCATAAAATATTACCAACTGTAGTTTGTATTGAAGGTGGACAAGTATTATTTCCTTTAGATAAAAATATCGTTCCATTAAATATTCAGAAAGATAACGTAACACAAAGTTTATATAATTATAATAAATTATTTAATCAAAAAGGATATGTTTTATTATGTGCATATCAAGATATATTTTTTATTAAGAAAGAATATGCACATTTATTTGAAATAAATAATAATTTAATAGAACATTATTTAAATGGTTTAAAACATTTACCAAGAATTTCATGGATATATGAAAAAGCAAAACAATATAATATAAAAAATGAAATTATAGAATACATAATAAGTAAAACAAATAATAAAAATATAAAAAATAGAAATTTATGGGTTAATGATAATTATGAAATTATTCAATTATCTTTGAATGAATTATTAAAAAAATATGAAAATTTATAAAATTATCAAAGATTTAATAATTTTTATTATTTCATTATTAGCAAAATTACCATTTATAAATGGTGTTCCAGCATCAAAAAAATCATCTAAACAATAAATAATATAAATTTTATAATGTTCATTAGAAAAATCAAGAATTATTTTTTCTATATTTTCTCCTTGAATTAAAATAATATAAATACCTAAAATATTGCATGTTTGTGTATTTAAAAAATTATAAAAATTAAAGAATTTTTTGTATAAATCATTTTTATTGTCTTTAAAAAATTTATTATCAATAGCTTTATGTATATATAAATAATATTTATTATTATTTAATTTTAATTTATCGTAAAATCTTTTAATACATCTCTCATAATATTCATAATCTTTATTTATATCATGATGAATTAAACCTAATCTTATATCATAAAAAGTTAGATTTTCAATATTTTTATTATAATAATTATTAATACTTACATTTTCTTTATGAGGGTTTCCTTTATTAATTCCTCTTCCTGCTATATGATTTTTCTCTTTTCCATTTATTTTATATTGTAAAGGAAATTCTATTGAAATATAATTTTTTTTATTTAAAAAATGTTCAAAATTTGTTTTTATACAATCAATAATTAATTCAATAATTTAAAATTAAAGACTAATGAATATTTTATGTATAATTTTAATCAATGTAGACATTATAATAAAATAAATAAAACGAATCAAACTAGAGTTAGTTTAGATATTCGTTTTATACCATATTCAAAATATATTAACTATTATAATAAGTCACTTACATCAAATAAAAAATTTGTTATAGGTGATTATTATATTTTAGTTTAAATTAATATTTAAATAACTATATAATATATAATAAATAAATGAATTATTTTTTTACAAATAGTTTTCCAAATGCGGGTTCTGGTAATAAATTATTTGTTTATTTTTTAGGAAATATATTGTCAAATATATATGAAATTCCTTATTATCATCCAGGAATTCCTGAAATGAAAATACCTCCAAATAATATTAAAAAAAATAATTTAAAAAATTATATTGAAAAAAATTATCATACTTTATTTAATAAAAATTTATTTAATAAAAATATAAATTATGAATTAATATATAATGGTAATCCCACAATAGAAGATTATACTTTATTTAAAAATTATGTTAATATTTGTAAAAAAACATATTCAATTAATAAAAAAAATATTAATCAAGAAGATTTAGTTTATCACTTTAGAGCTGGAGATTATTTTTTTTGTGGTAATCATTATTTATTAAATGGGAATAAATTAGAAAATTTACTAAAAAATATACAATATAAACAATTTTATGTTGTCACTAATTTAATAAAAAAATCTGAATGGAATATGAATGATTATATAGATTATAGGAAAAAATATTTAAAAAATGGATTTCATACAAAACCTTATGCTGAAAAAGATTGTATTCAACCTTCACAATTTCAAGAAGTTTTAGATCATATTAATTCTGTAATTTCTGTATGTAATAAATACAATTGCATTTGGATTTCAGAGTCTGTTTATGAAGATTTTAATACTATTCGTAATTTTAATAAAATTATAATTAATGTATCAACATTAAGTTGGTGGGCAGCAGTTTTGAGTAATGCAGATGAAGTATATGTCCCTAAAAGATGGAAATATAAAAAAGAAGAACAACAAAGAGGTGGTAATAAAAACTTGGCTCAAATTGATTTACCAGGATGGGTTCAAGTTGATTTATAATATATAATTAAAATTTAAAGATAAGATAATAAATTTAATTAGATTAAATATATAAATAAAATTATATATATATTATATAATATGCATAAAACACATAATTATAATAATTATGATGAATATGTTGCACATCAATTAGAAAAAACATCTAATAAAGAAAAACAAGCTAAGTGGTTAGGATCTGAATGGCAAGAAAAAATTACAATTTTTAAAAAAATATTCAAAAATAATATACAATTTATAGAAAATAAAAAGAATGCTATTTGTTTAGGTTCTCGGACAGGACAAGAAGTTGTTGCATTAAAAGAATTAAATGTAATAGAATGTATTGGAATTGATTTACATGAATTTAAACCATATACCATAAAAGGTGATATTCATCAATTGGATTTTAAAGAAAATATATTTGATTTAGCATTTTCAAATATATTTGATCATAGTTTATATCCTGAAAAATTTGCTGATGAAACATATCGAGTTTTACAAAAAGATGGAATATTTATTCTTCATGTTCAATTAGGAATAGATCAAGATAAATATACAGAAGTAATAATTGAGAATAAAGAATCTATAAAAGACAATTTTAAGCAATTTAAATTAATAAAAGAAGGTCCTATTCAATCGGGTAAAATCGCAATGAATTATGAATTTGTATTTCAGAAATAAATTACATTTTTATATAAAATATATTTAAACATACCCAAACCAACCACTTTTATCATACTTAGATCCTAATCCTAATGAAGCATTAACTCCCCAATATGGATAATATACCTGACTTCCTTGATGATAAATTCCAGCCATAATAGAATAAGTACTTTTGGCTAACACTAAAATATCACAATGTATCATTAACCATAAATCATAATCTTCATTATTTTTATGAAAAATATGTATTTTATATTTTTTAATAATTTCCTCTAGCCATAGTGGAATAATTTTACAATAAGTGACAATATATATTTCTTTTTCAGGATATTCTTTTTGAAATTTTTCTATAAAACCAATTAATTTTTTTGGATCAATTGGTGCTTGTGTATCTAAGGAATGTTTATTACTATCTTCTCTATTATATTTTGAAAACTCTTTATTTTCAATTAATTTTTTTATATAATTAAATGAACCTCGTCCATCATAATCTTTTCTATCATTTACATTACACAAACCTCCTGTGATTGGATTATGTTTAACTACATCTTCTAATCGAATATTAATACAAATTATATTATTATTATTTTTCCAAGGTAAAGTAAAACCTTTTAATTTTGCTTCTTTTAATAAAATATCATAGAAACTTTTTTTAAAATTTTCATTAAAATAAGAAATAATATCTTGATTACTTGTTTCACAAAAATAAGCTGCTGGTCCTCTACATCCATCATAATATTTTATACTCGATTTTTGATATATATTTTGTCCAGTACCATTATCAAAAATAGGTTTAAAATACATCGACTTTTCTAGTTTATCGCCTGTGCATATTTTATAATTTAATTGATAATTTAAATTAATTTTTAGATATTTTGATAATAAAAATTCAGGAAGATTCATAATAAAATGAGCACCTTTTCCATCTTTTCTTTGACTTAGGAATATATGATTCATATTTATAATTATAATTATACAAATATTAAAATATAAATATTTATATGTAATTAAAATAAATATTTGCATAAAAATATATAAATTTATTGAATAATTTTATTTTTTATCAAAAAAGACATATTAACACCTCTTACTTCAAATTGATTATTTATATAAAATTTTGAAACTTCTTCACTACAAACTAATGTACATTTAAAACAATCTTTTTCTATTGCTTTTTTTTTTACATAATCTAATAATTGACTTCCAATTTTTAGATGACGATAGTTTTCATCAACAATAACATCTTCAATATGAGCATATAAAGCACAATTATTTATAAATTTTTGTTCATAAAAAACTTTAATACTTCCGATTATATTACCATTTAATCTTGCAACATATATTTCACTACTTAAAAATATTTTATCATATAA